ACCCACAACCTGGTTGGGTTTTTAGATATATTAGAACTAGTTTATTAGGCGAAGCCGATAATCCTAATGTATCAAAAAAATTCCGAGAAGGTTGGGAACCATGTAGGAGTGAGGACCATCCAGAATTACAGATTCACATGATGGACTATAAATCTGAGTGGGCATCCAAGGGTCATATTGAAATAGGTGGGCAACTGTTATGTAAGATGCCAGCAGAAAAGGCGAAAGCAAGAGATGAGTATTTCCAAAGAATGGCAAAGACTCAAATGGAATCTGTAGATAACGTATATTTTAAAGACCAAGATTCAAGAATGGCTACAAAGCAAGTTTTTGAAAGAAAATCTAAGACAACCTTTGGTAGGGATTCTTAATCTTATAGATTAACAATTATAATTAGGAGACAATTATGGCTTCATCAGCAACCCCTATGGGTGCTAGACCTGTTGGTTCTCTTGTATCTTGTGCGTATAACGCAAAAATTACACACTATAAAATTAAAAATAATTTTGGCACTGCCATTTTTTATGGTGATTTTGTAAAGTGGGCGGACGATAATCCAAATACAACTATACAAAAAGATACAGGTACAACTTCCATGACACCTATTGGTGTATTTTTAGGTTGTTCGTATACTGACCCAACAACTGGTCAATTTACCCAAAACAATCAATATCCTGCTTCAACAGCAGCAGATGATATTGTTGCATACGTGGCATCTGACCCATTCTTAGTAATGGCTATGCAATCTGACGAATCACTAGACCAAGATGACTTGGGCAAAAATGTGGCAGTCGTTCAGACAGCAGGCTCTACTTCAATAGGACAGAGCAGAAACGCAATAGATGGCAGTACTGCTGCTACAACTAATACACTACCATTAAAGATTATCGACTTTGTCGAAGGTCCTGATAGTGCTATTGGTGACAGTAATACTGACGTATTGGTGATGTTCAATGTAGGACATCAGTTATTAAACACAACAGGTATAGGTTAAGGAGTAAATAATGGCTAGTATTTCAAGAGCAAATCAACTTAAACAACTCCTTCCAGGCTTAAACGCCCTGTTTGGTGAAGAGTACACTATGTACGAGAATCAGCACGAGCAAATTTATACAACTGAAAACTCTGATAGAAGTTTTGAAGAAGAGTTAAAGCTGTCTGGATTTGGTGCTGCTCCCGTGAAAGATGAAGGTGCTGCTATATCTTACGATGTGGCTCAAGAATCTTTTGTGGCTCGTTATACACATGAGACTATAGCTTTAGGCTTTAGTGTCACAGAAGAAGCAATGGAAGATAACTTATACGTAAGTTTATCAGCTAGATACACAAAAGCTTTAGCAAGAGCTATGGCTTATACAAAGCAAGTAAAAGCTGCTTTTCCATTGAATAACGGATTCACAAACTCTTTCCAAGGTGGCGATGGTGTAAACCTATTCACAGCCGATGGAGACGGAGTAACAGGTGGTGACGGACACCCACTGGTAAACGGTGGTAAGAACTCTAACAGACCTTCTACAGGTGCTGACTTAAATGAAACATCTTTAGAAGATGCAGTCATTCAAATTAGTAAGTGGACTGATGAAAGAGGACTTAAAATTGCTGCAAGACCAAGACGATTAATCGTCCCAACAGACTTGCAGTTTGTCGCTACTAGACTCCTCGAAAGCGAGTATAGAATAGGAACTGCTGACAATGACATCAATGCTATTAAGAGCAACGGTGTGATACCAGAAGGCTATTCAGTTAATAATTATTTAACTGATACAAATGCTTTCTTCATCACAACTGATGTTCCAGATGGCATGAAGCATTTTGTCAGAAGTCCAATGACTACAAGCATGGACGGAGACTTTAGTACTGGAAACGTAAGATATAAAGCAAGAGAAAGATATTCATTTGGAGTATCTGACCCACTTGGTATCTTTGGTTCACCAGGCTCAAGCTAAAAACTTTGGGGAGCTTATGCTCCCCTTTTTTTATTTCTAGGTATTTTATTAACGTTTATCAACTGACCTAGCAGACAAGCCAAGATGATAGACATTTTCTTTAGGAGAAAAAATGGCGAACACAACATTCAACGGTCCAGTTCGTTCCGAGAACGGATTTCAGGTCGTTTCAAAAAATTCTACAACAGGAGCAGTTACTACTGAATTTACGTTAGACACTAACGGTATGCAAGTAACACCTGTTGCACTAGCTGATACCACAGCTATTTCTTTAACAGCCACTACTCATGGCGGTAGAGTTGCTGTAGTTCCTGCATTATCAGCGAACTGCACATTAACTTTGCCTTCACCTTCAGCAGGCGTATACTTTAAGTTAATTTATGGTGGTGCTGCAGAAGAAACAGAGAATCTAATTATTACCACAGGTTCTACTACTAATTTCTTTATTGGTGGTATCGTACACTTAGATTCAAATGCTGATAATACATCGGTTTACGCAGATGGTGATTCTAACTTTATATTAACGCTAACAGACTTCGGCTTGTTTGAAATTAATATCTTAGCGAAAGATAGCACCAACTGGTATATCTGGGGAAACCAAGAAGGTGCAGATGCACCTGCATTCTCAGACTCTTAATAGGAGTAAGTTATGGCAGATACAGTAACTACGCAAACTATTATAGATGGCGAAAGAAACTGTGTTATGAAGTTTACTAACGTCAGTGATGGTACTGGAGAATCAGCAGTAGCTAAAGTGGATGTTTCTGCTTTAGCTGCTAACTCTGCAGGCACTGCTTGTTCAGAGGTTAGATTAGTTAGAGTTAGTCACGCTATAGTCGGTATGTCGGTACAACTATTTTTTAATGCTTCAACCAATGTATTAATCATGGAGTTAGCAGAAAGTAGTAACGGACACATGGAGTTTGAAGACTTTGGCGGTATACCTAATAATGCAGGTAGTGGTAAAAACGGAGATATTCTTTTTACTACTAAAGGACATTCTTCAGGCGATACTTATTCTATAGTTTTAGAAATGATAAAAGTATATTCTGATTAAGGAGAACTTTATGGCATATATAATTGCAACAAACGGTAACTTTCCACCACAGTATTTAGTTTTAGAAAAGGGAGAAGATGATATATACACACCTATCTTCGGACCAGACCCAGATTTAGTTGATGCTCAACGTAAGTTGGATGAGCTATCTGGTGTAAGAGCTAGAAACAAAAAAGGACATTATGTAGCTGATGACCCATCTACCCCAGATGTAAATGAAGCTTATGTCGGTGGTAAAGCACCAAAGAAAAAAACTACCAAGAAAAAGGTAACAAAAAAAAGAGGCAGACCTAAAAAGAGTTCATAGTATGGATAAGGATTCTGTATACCAAGAAATCCGAGACTGGAGTAACAAGGTATTAGAGAAACCCAATCCAGACTTTAATAATCTTCCTGCTTGCCCTTTTGCTAAATATTCATGGAACAAAAATAAAGTTCATGTAATGATTGGCAAAGGTGGTGATTGGAAAGACTTATTAAATGAAATCCAAAACTTTGACGATACTTACGATGTAATAATTTATTGTGGTTTAGACTATGATGAAATATCAGCAGAAGAAGTTTCAGATAGAGTTAATTTACTAAATGAATATATTTGCAAAGATAATCTTTGGTTGATGGGTGCACACCCAGATACAGAAATAGAACACGCAGTAAATCAGGATGATTATGAACCCTTGCTAGAAGATGATTACTACCAGTTATTCTTACAACGATTAGATGTACTGGTAAAAGCATCAGATAGCATAAAAGGTAAAGGCTATTATAAAAACTATAAACCTAAAGATTATGAATCTTTAGTAAATTTAAGGAGCAAATTGTGGACAACAGCAAAAAAAATAAAATTATGAAAATGAAAGGCGGCAATAAAACTGGCGTTAAAAAGAAAGTCGTTAAAAAAAAGATAGGTCAAAAAACGAAAGTTAAAAAACCTATGATGATGCGTAATGGTATGAAAACCAAAAAAATGGGTAGAGGTAAAGATACTGAAATGGGTAAAGGTATTGAAAACTTCCAAAACATGGTTACAAGACTATACGGTGGTGGCAAGACTAAGTAATGCCTTTGTCAAAAGGTAGGTCAAGAAAAACCATAAGTAAAAACATTAGCAAGCTTGTTAGAGAGGGTAAACCTCAAAAACAAGCTGTTGCTATTGCTCTAACTAAGGCTGGCAAATCTAAACAGTAATCATGTCACGTGCTAAAAAAGACTCTCGTTTACAACGAGCAGGAGTAAGTGGTTATAACAAACCTAAGCGTACTCCTAATCACCCAACTAAATCACATATTGTTGTTGCTAAAGAAGGTGACAAAATTAAAACAATTAGATTTGGACAACAAGGTGCAAAAACTGCGGGTAAACCTAAGCCTGGTGAATCTCGTGCAACTAAAATGAAAAGAAAGTCTTTTAAAGCTAGACATCGTAAGAATATTAAAAAAGGTAAAATGTCAGCAGCTTTCTGGGCAAACAAAGTAAAATGGTAAAAGCAAAACGTAGAAGTAAATCAACAGTTAATAAAGCAGGTAACTACACAAAACCAACTATGCGTAAAAGATTATTCAATAGAATAAAAGCAGGTGGTAAAGGTGGTAGACCAGGACAGTGGTCTGCTCGTAAAGCACAAATGTTAGCTAAAGCTTACAAGAAGGCTGGCGGTGGCTACAAGTCTTAAAATACATAACATTGAGATACCAACATCTCAACATCCTGAAGTACGTAAACTTAAACGTAAGAACAACGTACATACAATGCACGGTAACAAAGTATGGAACTCAAGCATAGTATTCATGGATGCTTTCAAAGATGTAGACTTTAGTAAATATAAAATCGCAGACTTAGGATGTGGTTGGGGTCCTTTAAGTTGTTACTTTGCTAAACAAGGTGCCAAAGTAACTGGCTTTGATAACGATATATCGGTAAAACCATATTTTGATTTGCTGTGTAAAATTACAGAAACAAAACCTAAGTTTCAACAACACGACATATTCAAAGATGATTTGCCTTTAGATTATGATTTTTATGTAGCCTGTGATATGTGTTTTTGGAATAAGCACATAGATTTATGGCACGATGTTATTTACAGAATATTAGATAATAACAAAAGTGTTTTTATAGTAGACCCTGGCAGACAGTCTTTTTGGAAAATGTTAAACACAATAAAAACTACTTATCATTTAGAAAGAAGATTTATAGAGGAGCCTAAAAAAACAGATGCTTACATAGCAATATTTGGAAATTAATATGCCCTTAAAAAAATCACAAAGAAGTTTAAAAAACTGGACAAAACAAAAATGGAGAACTAAATCAGGTAAACCTAGTTTAAAAACAGGAGAAAGATATTTACCTGAAAAAGCAATCAAAGCTATGTCCTCAGCAGAGTATGCTGCTACAACTAGAAAGAAAAGAGCAGATACTAAAAAAGGTAAACAGTTTTCTAAACAAACTAAAAAAGCTAGGAAAATTTCAAAAAGGTTTCGCTAATGATTTCAAGAGCTAACCTAAGAGTGCTTACTAGAAGTGCACCAGCAAGTAAAAAGAAATATGAAAAGAAAAAGAGACCCAAAAGTAGGAACAGGAAAAAAACCCAAAGGTAGCGGTAGGAGGCTATATACAGATGAAAACCCCAAAGATACTGTTAGCATTGCATTTAAAACTCCAGCAGATGCTAGAAAAACTGTGGCTAAAGTTAAAAAAATTAACAAACCATTTGCACGAAAAATTCAAATCCTTACAGTTTTGGAACAAAGAGCAAAAGTCGCAGGTAAAAACGAACAAGCAAGAATCGCAAAAAAAGGCAAAGAAGCCATAAGGAGAATGAGAAAAAAATAAATGGCTACTAGCGGAACAACAACATTCAATTTAGATTTATCAGATATTATGGAAGAAGCGTATGACCTTTGTGGATTGGTCATGCGTTCTGGTTATGATTACAATACTGCCAGGCGAGCTTTAAATTTAATATTTTTAGAGTGGCAGAACAAAGGCTTAAATCTATGGAAAATAGAACAAACTACCCAAGCTTTAACAGCAGGCACTAATACTTATGCTGCAAACAGTGCAGCCATAGAAATAGTAGATGCTTTTATTAGAACAGATGCTTCTGATACAGTAAAACAATTTGACCAACAGCTAACTAGAATATCTCGCACACAGTATAATCACCAGGCTAAAAAATTAAATCAGTCAAAACCTACACAGTTTTTTGTAGACAAAGGCACTAGTTCTATAAATATAGTATTGTGGTCAACACCAGATGATGCACAAACATATACACTAGTGTATGATTTTATTTCTAAAATAGAAGATGCTGGACAACCAGCTTCTAATAATGCAGATGTGCCTGCAAGATACTTACCTTGCTTAACTTATGCTTTAGCATACAACATAGCTTGTAAACATCCAGAATCTACACCTAAAGTTCCCATGATAAAACAAAGATACGATGAACTCTGGAACGAAGTTAGCGATGCAGATAGAGAAAGAGCAGCAGTAAAATTTGTGCCTGGAGGCAATGTTTACTAATGGCTTATGCAAAAGGTTCAAAAGCATTAGGCATTTGTGATAGATGCGGTTTTACTTATAAGTTATCAGAACTAAAGTACGAAGTGCAAGATAGCGTACGCAATGGATTAAGAGTTTGTCATGTATGTTTTGACCCAGACCATCCACAGTTTAAAGTTGGTTTACTAAATACATCAGACCCACAAGCACTATTTAATCCTAGAGTTGATTCAGGAGAAAAAGATTCAACGACATATTTTGGTTTTAATCCTGTCAATAGCACTGGTATTGTAATGCAAGGTTCTATAGGCAAAGTAACAATAACAATAACATGACATATTCGGAATTAAAAAGTTTGATACAGAATTATTTACAGAATACAGAAACTACTTTTGTAAATGATTTACCTAAAATAATAGAACAAGCAGAAGAAAGAATATTAAAAACTGTAAGACTACCTGTATTTAGAAAAAACGTAACAGGTCAATTAGCAACAGGTAATAAATATTTAGCTACA